CGGTAATGAAAACCTCTGGGTGACGCTAGGGATTGGGTGTGGTGTTTACTGAAATCGAATGACATGAGCAGACCGATATTCACACTTCAGCTGGTGGGACTAGAGGACCAAATCAAGTCTCTCAACGCCATGGCGCGCGAGCAGGTTCCCTTCGCTACTGCCTTGGCGTTGACGCGGGTTGCGCAGGTAGCCCAAGCGAGAGCAACGTATGAGTTGCGCACGAAACTCGACGCGCCGACTGATTATGCCCTCAACAGTATTTTCGTCGACCCGGCGACCAAGCGGAAGCCCTCTGCGATGATCTATGTCAAAGGCTGGGGACGTGCCTCCACCGGGAAGCGGAAGAAGCGCGGCAAGGCTCAAGATGAGGTTTTGGGTCACCTGTTCGACGGTGGCCAGCGAATCGAGAAGGGGCTGGAATATCGCCTCCGGCGCGTGGGGGGCGTCCTCCCCGCAGGATGGGCTGCCGTTCCAGGCGAAGGATGCCCTCTGGATGCCCATGGAAACATTCCGCCAGGGTTCATCAATCAGATCATTTCCTATTTCAAGCTGAACGCGAGCAGCGCCGATTACATGTCCGACAAAGGCCGGGCGCGCTTCCAGAACCGGGCAGCAAAGAAAGTCGCGGGCAATGTCGAATACTTCATTTCGCGTGGCCCGGGCTGGTGGTTCGGTCGCCGAGCCTGGAAACACGGCCGCGCCCAGACTCTGCCGCCCGGCATCTGGATGCGCGTCACCTATAGCCTGAGGAGCGCCGTCAAGCCCGTCATCATGTTCGTCAGGCAGCCTACCTACCGGCAATATATCGATCTCGAACGCATTGCGAGCGATGCGCTCACCCAGAATCTTGGCGGCGAATTCGAAGCCGCCATGAAGATCGCCCTATCCACTGCGGGAAAACTTGGGCCTGACTCCACCCGTGCCGAGCGGCTCGCCGACTACCGCGCCCGGAGCGGCGGCGGATGAACTTCGTCAACTATGCCGATGTCGTCTCGCAGATGCAGGCCAACGGTCTGCTGCTGGAAACCGTCACCAACGATCAACGCGGATTCCGGACTGGAGAACTCGTCTACGGCTCAATCAAGCCGTGCCGATGCAAAGTTCGCGGAGGGGGCCACGAACGCCGGGGGTGGTACTGGCTTCATGAGTGGGAAATCGAGCCCGGCACCTGGCTCCTTGTCGGCACCTTCGGCATCTATCGAGGCGACGACGCCGGCACCCTCAAAGTAGAACTCACCAAATCCTGCGGGGTCTGTGGCCGCGAGATGGGGATCCGCGAACGTCAATGCCCAAACTGCGGAAAGAAGCTCTTCAAAAAACGCGAGCTCAGCCCAGAGCAGACGAGCGCCCTGAAAGCCCGTCTAGACGAAGACCGCAAGAAGGCCCAGGCAGAACGCGCCGCGGACATCGAACGCGCTGCCCACTGGGCCACCGCCGTCTGGCGATCCTGCCGTGAAGCCGGCCCGGACGATCACGACTACCTGAAACGCAAACGCATCACCGACACCGGCGGCATCAGGATCCTCGAAAGTCTCGACAACATCCTCCTTGAGGGTGCCCTGAAAAACGAAGAGCGCGACGACTACCGCTATCTCGCCACCTTCATCGGTGCCCTCGTCGTCCCCATGTGCGATCCGGACGGGCGCGTCTGCGGGCTGCAATTCATCCTCTCCCGCGAAAAACATGCCGAAAGAATAAAGCGAACCGGGCGCGATAAAGACTACTGGCCAAGCGGACTGGAAAAGCTAGCCCATTATTGGCTCCTCGGCGGCACTCCCAATCGTCTCTGCCTTGTTGCAGAAGGCTACGCAACAGCCGTCAGCCTGCACCAGGCCACCGGACTCCCGGTCGTCGTCGCCTTTGACGCCAACAACCTCCTCACCGTCGCCCAAGCCCTCAACAAGCACTACCGAAAGCGCGTCAAGTTCCTCTTCTGCGGGGACGACGATTGGATCCAGGTCTGTCTTGCGTGTCAGGAGTGGACCCCGGTCGACAGCGACCTCTGCCACCACTGCCACCAGCCTCACCGGAAAAACAACGCCGGGCTCTCCCGTGCGAAAGAAGCCGCTCTCGCCACCGGCGGCGCCTGGATCGTTCCCACCTTTGCCACTCCCCGTCCCGACAACCGAAAAGGACCGAACGACTTCAACGACCTTCACGAACACGAAGGCATTCAGGTCGTTCGCGCACAGATCGAGCAAAAGCTCGCCGCGCTTGAATGGGGCATTGCGCTTCCAGCCCCTACGCCGGCAATGCCCCTTGCCGCGACGCAGCGCGGGGGCGCGACTACCGGGGGGGAGGGGGAAGCAGACGACGACCGGCCGACGGCGCGGGCCATCATGCCCGTCGACGACATCGTTGAACGTTTTATCCCCCTCGACGACGGCACCGGTAAGCTCATCTTCGACACCTGGAAGAACACCATCGCGCTTCAGGGCCAGATGATTGCCCTGTTGCCGGCCGGAAACCGCAGCGACGACATCAAACGCCATCCCCTCTGGGCAAAGCGCGGTGCCTACTACCTCGACCAGGTTGGCTTCGACCCAGCGGGTGACGACCCTCAAGTCAAGCTCAACACCTGGCGAGGCTGGCCAATGAAGCCGGCCGGCGCCAAGGAGGGCAGCTGCGAACGCCAGCTCGAACTCCTCGAGTACCTCTGTCGAGACGACCCGAACGGAACCCTCGTTTACCGCTGGCTTCTGTGTTGGATGGCCTACCCGCTGCAGAACCCCGGCGCCAAACTGAAAAGCGCCATCATCATGCACGGCCCCCAGGGGACTGGAAAATCAACCATCTTCAAAGCCCTCGCACGGATCTACGGTGCCGGAACCCGAAAGAACTATTCCGTCGTGCTCGACCAGCGCGCGCTGCAAGACAACTTCAACGCCGACTGGGAAAACCGCCTCTTCATCCTCACCGAAGAAGCCGTCGCCAATGCCGACAAGTGGTCCTACAAGAACGAACTCAAAGAACTGGTCACCGGAGAAACCATCCGCATCCGAAAAGTCTTTACCGACGCCTACTATCAGCGCAACCGAATCAACTTCGTCTTCATCTCCAACGAACACTTCCCCCTTCCACTCGACAACGACGATCGCCGCCACCTCGTCGTCTGGTGCCCGCCAGCCCTTGATCCCGACTTCTACCGCGAAGTCCATACCGAAATCGAAAACGGCGGCGTAGAAGCCCTCTACCGGCACCTCCTCGACATCGACATCCCAACCTTCTGTCCTCAGTTCCATCCCGACGGAAAGCCCCCCATGACCGCCGCCAAGGAAGCCCTCCTGCTCCTCTCAAGCCCGAGCGAAATCCGCTTCACCCAAGCCTGGCTTCTCGGCGAAACCCCATGGCCCGTCTGCCCCTGTCTCTCGGACGATTTTTACACGGCCTACCAACGCTGGTGCACCCGCAACGGCGAGCCCAGGCCAAGACCCAGCAATCATTTCTACGGCGCCATCAATCGCCTCCCTCGCTGGGAAAAAAAGAAAGCCCAACTCTATACAGATGACCGAATGACCGAAAAAACCCTCAAACCCATGGTCTTCCCGCCACCCGAAACCCTTGTCGCCCCTTACGACCAAAAGCCAGGCACCAGCGACCTCATCTGGCGAACGCAAAGCGTCCTCAAATTTCGGGAAGCCCTCGCCACCGCCGAAGCGAGGGTTGCCGCATGAGTTTCCGGGTACACCCCCCAAGTTTCCGGGTACCCGGAAACGCTGAAATCCGCACCACTGGGCGGAGTTTCCGGGCTTTCCGGGCTTTCCGTGTACCTCTTCTCACGTGCGCGCGCGCACGTGAATTCATGTCTGTCGATGTCTCGCGCACGTGTACACCCTACCGGGTAAACACGGAAAGCCCGGAAACAAGCCTCAACCATGCTGCATTCCAAGTTTCCGGGTACCCGGAAACNNCGCTTCCGCCGTACAGGGGCAGTCGAACAGCAACAACACAGCGCTTTATTTGGCTGACATGGACGGGGCTGTTACCAAATCCGAATTTGCCCGTCTTAAAGGCTGGAAGCCGTCCTACGTGACCCAGCTGAAGAAGGAGGGGCGACTCGTTCTCGATGCTCGCGGAAACGTGCGCGTCGAAGAAACCGAAGCCCTTCTTGCCAGAACCGGTGCCGGCACACATCAACACGTCGCCGCCAGGTTCGCAGAACACCGGGCCCGTCAGTCGTCCGGATTGTCCGTCAATGCCGATCCCCCGCCCGCCATCCCTGCCGAAGAAGGCGGCCGCCTCGCCATCCGCAAACT